CGTGCTGTTGGTGAACTTGGTCATCCAGATGGTCCTACAGTAAACCTTGATCGTGTATCACATAAAATTGTTTCTCTTAAACAAGAGGGTAATAATTTTATTGGTAAGGCACAATTACTAGAAACACCAATGGGTAAGATTGCAAAATCTCTTATTGCAGAAGGTGTGACATTAGGAGTTTCTTCTCGTGGTATTGGATCATTAAAAGAAGATCATAATGGTATTAAGGTTGTTGGTGAAGATTTTCAGTTAGCAACTGCTGCTGATATAGTTGCTGATCCTTCTGCACCTGATGCTTTTGTTAATGGAATCATGGAAGGAAAAGAGTGGATTTGGGAAGGAGGAATCCTTCGTGAACACTTTGTTGATGAGACTAAAAAGAGGATTAATACTCTCGTTGGTCAAAAAGCACTTGAAGAACATAAGATAAATCTCTTTAACGATTTTTTATCAAATCTTTAAGTTCTATAAATAAATACAGATTATATTTAAAAATATCTAAAAATGTCCGTTGGTAACGATTTACAAGAAATGGAAAACGTAGTAACTAAAAATGCTGCACCTGGAGAACCAATGCACAAGGGCCCTCAAGATAACACTCCTGGTAGTGCTACTCCTGGCCAAGGTGCTATTGAGGATTTAGGTGGCCCTACTCCAGAAAACTATAAGCCTGATGATAATTCAGCAAAGTTAAATACTCCTGGAAAAACTCTCAAGCAAGTTAGGGATGTAGTTAATAGTAAAGCTGGTAAGGCAGAAGCAATGCCTACATTATCTGGCGGTGCTGTTAAGAAGGAAGAAACAGAAACACCTGAAGATCAGGTTGTATCTGAAGAACCTTCTACTGAAGAGGAAGTTGTTGCCGAAGAACCTACTACCGAAGGGGAAGTAGTTGCTGAAGAGGAGTCAACTGAAGAAGAAGTTGTTGTCGAAGATGCAGTAGAAGTTAATGTTGAAGATGACATTAATGCTCTTATTGCTGGAGAGGAACTTTCTGAAGAATTCCAAAACAAGGCAAGGACAATTTTTGAAGCCGCAATCAAGTCCAAGGTTTCAGAAATCAAAGAAGAACTTAAGAACGAGTATGAGCAATCATTAATCGAACAGGTTGCTTCTATCAAGACAGAAATTACTGAGAGAGCAGATGCTTATCTTGAGTATGTCGCTGATGAGTGGTTGGAAGAAAATTCACTTGCAGTAGAACAAGGACTTAAGACAGAAATGACTGAATCATTCCTGAATGGAATGAAGAGTCTTTTTGAAGATCATTATGTAACAATCCCTGAAGAAAAATATGATGTTCTCACCAATATGGTTGAGAAATTAGATGAAATGGAAGATAAACTCAACGAGCAAATTAATAAGAATGTTGCTCTAAATAAGAGATTAGCTGAGTCTTCTGCAGATGTTATCTTAGCAGATGTATCTGAAGGACTAGCACTTTCCCAAAAGGAAAAACTTGCTTCTCTTGCTGAAAATGTTGAGTTTGATAGTGAAGAAACATACCGTGAGAAACTAGTAACTCTCAAAGAATCTTATTTCAATGGGAAGAAAGTTCAAAGAGACCATACGGAAACAATATCTGAAGGTATGGAAGAGGCACCTAAGGCAAATTCACCCCTTATGGAAACCTACTTACAGACATTGGGAAGAGTCTCTAAAAAATGATTTTTATATTATAGATCAAACTAAATTTTTAAAAGGTAAAACAAATGCAATCGTTCAATGCTGAACAACTGCAGGAGAAGTGGGCACCTATCCTAGACCATGAAGGGATGGATAGTATCAAGGATAATCATCGTAGAATGGTTACCGCAGTTCTTCTGGAGAATCAAGAAAAGACTTTAAGAGAGGAAAAAGAATTCCTTAACGAAGCAGCACCAACAAACAGTGCTGGTACAGGCGGTTTTGGCAGCAACCCTAGTAACTCTGCTGCTCAAGGTTTCGACCCTGTTCTAATCAGCCTAATTCGTCGTTCTATGCCAAACTTGGTCGCATATGACCTAGCTGGTGTTCAACCAATGAATGGTCCTACTGGACTTATCTTCGCAATGCGTTCTCGCTACGAGAATCAGTCAGGAAGCGAAGCCTTCTATAATGAAGCAAACTCTGCTTTCTCTGGTATTGGTACAGACGAAGGTACACAAACTGCAGCATCTGGTGCCGATGGTTACGTTGCTAACTCTCAGTCACTAGCTGTTGGTCTTGGTACAACTGTACAACAAGGATCAAACCCATCAGCATTAGATGGTGGTGCAAGTCCTACAGATCATTCCGACTACAACGTTGGTGAAGGTAACACAACTGGTTGGGCTGAAGCACTTGGTACTGATGGATCACCTCAGTTCAACGAGATGGCATTCTCAATCGAGAAGGTCACCGTTACTGCTAAGTCACGTGCTTTAAAGGCAGAGTACTCACTAGAGCTTGCTCAAGACCTTAAGGCAATCCACGGATTGAATGCTGAAGCAGAATTGGCAAATATTCTCTCTACAGAGATACTTGCTGAAATCAACAGAGAAGTTATTCGTACAATCTATAACGTCGCTGTTCCTGGTGCTGCTAACAATACTGCTACAAGTGGTACATTCGACTTAGACATCGACTCAAACGGTAGATGGTCTGTTGAGAAGTTCAAGGGTCTCATATTCCAGATGGAAAGAGATGCTAACGCTATCGCACAGCAAACTCGTCGTGGAAAGGGTAACACAATTATGTGCTCTGCCGACGTTGCTTCTGCTCTAACAATGGCTGGTGTACTTGATTACACACCTGCACTTAACGCTAACCTTAACGTTGATGACACTGGTAATACATTTGCTGGTACATTACAAGGTAAGTACAAAGTGTACATCGACCCTTATGCTGCTAACGTTGCTAACAATCAGTATTACGTTGCTGGATATAAAGGTACTTCACCTTATGATGCTGGACTGTTCTATTGCCCTTACGTTCCACTACAGATGGTTCGTGCAGTGGGTGAGAACTCCTTCCAACCAAAAATTGGATTTAAGACAAGATATGGTCTTG